GAGCATCGATTTAATCAGTTACAAGAAATAGAAGCAATATTAGAATTTCTTAATATTCAATTAAGAAAGATACGTAGTAAGAACTATAGGAAATATTTAGAAAGTTACCAAAGAGCATTAACCAGTAGAGATGTTGAAAAATACATCGATGGTGAAGATGAAGTTGTTAATATGAGTAATATTATTAATGAATTCGCTTTATTGCGTAATAAGTTCTTAGGTTTGTTAAAAGCCATAGATGCTAAACAATTTCAAATCAATAATATTGTTAAATTGCGTGTAGCAGGGTTAGATGATGCTGAATTATTTGCAAAAAAATAAAAACTGTGTTAGTATAACAATATGCAAAAAGCAATATTACATATCAAAGATGAAGTCAATGTTAGAATTGAAGGACTAGACGTCTCCACTAGACGTAAAGTCTCAGATAAACTAAAGTACTTTATTCCTTATGCTTATCATTTACCAGCTTACAAGCTAGGAAGATGGGATGGCTTTGTGCGTTTCTGTGACATAGGTGGAAGAACTTATCTTAATTTAATTGATAAGATTCTTCCCATAATAGAACAGCAAGGATATGATATAGAAATCAAAGATGACAGAAAAGAATATAGTTTTAATTTTGATAAAGTTGACGATCAACATCTAAGTCATATTAATTGGCCTAAGGGACATCCTCAGCAAGGAGAACCAATTATATTGCGTGATTATCAAGTTAAAGTTATTAACGACTTTATTTCTAATCCACAATGCTTACAAGAGATTGCCACTGGTGCTGGTAAAACAATTATTACTGCAACATTAAGTAGACTGTGTCAGTCATATGGTAGAACAATAGTAATTGTTCCTAACAAATCTTTAGTAACACAAACGGAAGAAGATTATATCAATTTAGGACTTGATGTGGGTGTTTACTATGGAGAAAGAAAAGAATTAAATCGTAAACATACAATTTGCACTTGGCAAAGTTTAAATGTTTTACATAAGAAAACTAAGAAAGATGACACTGACTTTCCAATAGATGAATTCTTAGATGATGTAGTATGTGTAATGGTAGATGAAGTACATATGGCAAAAGCAGATGTCCTAAAACAATTATTAACAGGACCATTTGCAGGCGTACCTATGCGTTGGGGATTAACAGGTACAATACCTAAAGAAGAATTTGAAAAAGCAAGTTTAGTAGCAGGATTAGGACAAGTGATTAGTTCATTGAGTGCTAGTGAATTACAAGAGAGAGGTGTGTTGGCACAATGTCACGTTAATGTGATACAAACACAAGACTTACAAAGTTTTAGAAATTATCAAGAAGAGCTAACGTATCTAACATCAAATCAAAACAGAATGCAATTTATTAGTAATCTAGTTGAAGAAATACGATCCGGAGGAAATACTCTTATATTGATTGACAGAATTAAAACAGGAGAAGCTTTAAAAGAATTAATTCCTGATAGTGTTTTCATACAAGGTAAAACTAAAATGGAAGAAAGACAAGAAGAATATAATGAAGTTGCTACAGAACAATACAAGGTATTAATAGCTACATATGGAGTTGCGGCAGTTGGTATCAACTTACCAAGAATATTTAATTTAGTACTTGTAGAGCCCGGAAAGAGCTTTGTAAGGGTAATACAGAGTATTGGTAGAGGTATTAGGAAAGCCAAAGATAAAGATCACGTTCAGATATGGGATATAACTTCTAATTGCAAGTTTTCTAAACGTCATTTAACTACAAGGAAAAAGTTTTATAAGGAAGCAAACTATCCTTATACTATAAACAAGGTAACTATATGAAAATTTTAACACCAAACAACACGTCTTATAATTTAGACAAAGTACCAGAACTAGTTGATGATATACAATACTGTGTATTAGACACAAATAACAGACAGAATATTGATTTTTTCTTTATTCCGTTGATCTTTATGGAGACGTTTAATGCTCCAAGTATGGTAATGGAAATAGGTCCGTATACAGTTCAGATGCCTATTGATTGGAGTATAATGGTAATTGAAAAAGAACTAGGGCAGTGTGAAATGATTCCATTAACTAGCATCAATGATAGAGGATTTGAAGCATTAGTTATCAATCCATTAACAGCAAGAATGACTGAATCGTATGAAATTAAAATTGTAAATGTTTTCCAAGAAGTAAAATGGTATTTTCCAAAACTAAAACACGGACATATTATTACAGCACCATTGCTAGATGCTCCAAATTCACCTAGTGTATTTTTTGCAAAAGAAATAAATCAAATACCAGACATTATCGATACAGGAGATTTTTTATAATGGCAAAACCCACTATAAATCTAAACCAAATGTTATATAATTTAGATATGGGTACCAAGGATTGGTATGAGAAATTAGATAGTGAAGATAAAAAAGGATTTTCTCCATATCTTGCAATGAGATTTGCATCAAGTGTTAAGTCTACTAAAATGTTAAAAGAATCATATATTGAAAATGTAAATGAATTTTGCAATAAACACTTCAGTACAGTACAAAAACACGAAGGCGACAGTCTATTATTTTGGAAATTGCTTTGTTTATGTGGAGTAGGACAAAAACAATTTCATCCTTGGATTAAAGCACCAAAAGGAAAAGGAAAGAAGACAAAGTTATTTGACTTTGTACAGAGCTGTTATCCAAATTACAAAAATGATGAGATCGATACGTTGTTGTCGGTATTAGATAAAAAAGAAATAAAGCAATTAGCCAAGTCAGCAGGATTAGATGACAAAGAGATTAAAGTTTTAATTAAATGATGAAAGAACACCTAATGGTACAGCAACAAGTTAAAAGCAAATGGCAACATATGGTAGGTGTGATGTGTTTAAATCTTACATATAGAAAACAAGTAAAAGAAGTATTACCAAAATTGTTTAAACGATATCCTGATCCGCAATCATACCTACGTGGTAGATTAAAAAAACAACAAGAAATGTTAAAGCCTTTAGGTATGTGGTCTGTAAGAGCAAAAAGATTAAGAAGAATGAGCAAAGAGTTTCTTGACTGGAATGGTGATGAAGCAAGTGATTTGCACGGCATAGGAAAGTATGGAAGTGATAGTTACAAAATATTTTACAAGAATGAAATACCCAACGATGTACAAGACAAAGAATTAAGGAAGTATATACAAAGGTTATAAAATGAGTTATGAATGTAAATTTTGTAAAAAGTCGTTTGGTAGTGAAAAAACACTAATAACACATTTATGTGAACCAAAGAGAAGATGGAATAACAGAAATGAAAAAAATGTACAATTGGCATTTAGATGTTTTCAGCATTTTTGGAGAATCACAGCGACAAATATGAAAAATGAAAAAACTTATGATGAGTTTATGACTAGTAAATATTATCTAGCTTTTGTAAAATTTGCAAATTATATCTTAGGTGTTTATGTTTCTGATATTGAAACATATATTGAATGGTTATTAAAACAAAGAGTTAGAATTGATAAATGGGCATCTGATGAAGTCTATGAATTATACATAAAAGAATTCAATGTCAGAGAAAGTGTAGATAGAGCGATAGAAAGAACTATTTTAACAATCAAACAATGGGCTGAAGATAATAGTAAAGATTGGTTAAATTTCTTTACGGAAGTTAGCACACCAAGAGCAGTACATATGATCAGATCAGGTAAGTTATCACCTTGGTTACTGTACAATAGCAAAGGAGGTATCAAACTAATGGAATCATTGACACAAGAACAAATGATTATGATTGAAGAGTATGTATCTCCAAATTCCTGGAGTAAAAGATTCCAAGACAGTCCTGATGATGTAAAATTTGTGTTGCAAATAACAAAAGCGGCCGGTATATAAATGATGGATAAAACTGACATAAGAGCTATAGCAACTAGTATTACTATAAAAAATAGTGATAATACTGAAATGAAAAAACAATTAGCCGAACTTGAAGTGATGATCCAATTGGCCGAGACAGAAGCGTTCAAACAAAATATTGATACAATATCTGGTATGATGGATCAGTTTAGTAATTTAGATGCAAGAGTTAGACAACTAGAAATATATCAAGGTTCTCTAAAAAATAGAATGGAAGAACACATTGCCGAATACACTAAACGAACAAAAAAAATAAGTGACAAAGAATGGAATACACTTTACGATGAATAACATTGCAAAAACTGATATAGACATAGACACAAAAGATAGAAATGATTTATTAAAGTTAATTAAGCATATTCCAGCTGGCATTGTTAAGGATAACGAGATCAAAAAACACAACACTGGAGTATACGTAACAGATATACCAGTCGAACCATTGAGTAACGTATCTAGTATTGATTATCGAGAAGCTGAAGACAGAGGATACTTTAAGTTAGATGTATTGAATGTTGGAGTATACGAGAATGTCAAAGATGAAAAACATCTAGTTACATTGGTGTCAAAAGAACCAGATTGGTCGTTGCTAGAAGAACGTCAGATTGTTGATACGTTATTTCATATACATAATCATTTTGATATAGTTAATACATTAAAGCCAAAGTCAGTTGAACAACTTGCGGCAGTATTGGCAATTATACGACCAGCCAAAAGACACTTGGCCAAACAAAATTGGGATGAAATTAATCAAAATGTTTGGAAAAAACCCACAGATGGAACATACTTCTTTAAGAAAAGTCACGCAATTGGTTATGCGTTGGCAATAGTATTACAATTAAATTTGTTAGTTGAACAAGCTAATAGCTCTACGTTGATGTAGTCTTTTTAATTAAACTAATATTTCTTCTAATAATTCTTTTTTTCATTACATTATTTAGACTTGTAGTTGGTCCAAACACTATTTCTACGTCTTTAGTAGTAAATGATTTTAATGAATCTCTAAATTTAGAAAATTCTTTGCTTAAAAATATGTTAATTGGTATGGTTCTATTGCTTTCCCACCACCAAATTTCCCCAAAATCGAGGAATTCTTGTTTTAGTTCTGTTGTTTTTAAGTTATCGTATACATAAATTGTGGTTACAAACTGATCTTGATTCTGTAATATACCCACATATTCGTTATTTGCGTACCTAACGCAACTTAAAAACGGAAACTTCTCTTGTAATTCTGCGTAATCCATAAATATTAGTATGTCAAATTCCTATATCTTATATGTTTATAATAATACTTATACGTTGTCAACCTCTGAGAAGTTAAATAACAGTATGCCTTTGTATGATAAAAACATAATACTACATAACGGTGTAGATAACAAGACAAATTTTAAGGTTGTTACAGATAATAACATTCCTAAAAACTTGACTGGTCTCACTATACATTTCAACATAACAGATATCGAAAGCTCTGAAACTGTGATTAGTAAAACAATGACAGTGACAAATGCAACACGTGGTGAAGCATATGTACAGATAAATCAAAACGAGCTTTACAAACTAGGAGAAGGGTTTTATAATTTTACAGTTTATACAGTTGATTCAACCCAAACTTCAAGTGCCGTGTTTACAGACAGGGCAGGAGATATACAAGGAGTTGTAGAAATTAAAAATTCAGGTTTACCGAGAACAAGGGCAACTCAAACAGCAGATACTTTCACAGCAAGAGTAATTGGTTCTACAACACATTATTTTAGTAACAACCTATCAGGTGCTAGTACACAGAACTTAACAGCATCAAATCATACAGTGTCAGTTTATACAACGAACTTTACCGGCAATGTGCAGATTGAAGGAAACTTAGATAACACTGCAAGTGTCAACGACAGTGATTGGTTCCCAATAATGATGAATGGACAGTCAGTTACTGATATTCCATATTCTGGTGTAACAGGTCCTACTCCATATTTTTTTATATCTAATGTTAAATGGATAAGAGTAAGATACACATTAGATTCTGGAAATACAGGAACGTTTGATAAGATGTTATTAAGAAATTAATAATATTAAAATGTATCAAGAAGATTATAAACAAATACTAATAACAGAAAAAAGGTGCATAATAGTATCTAACCAAGACCAGCGAATGGCAAGAAGAGTTGTCTTTAGTAAATTCAAGACTGAAAAAGAATTTGAAGAAGATTACAAAGATCATTACAAAGAAGAAAAGACTAGACAAATCTTATCTGGAAAAGATTTTCCAACTGGTTTAGTTTTTATAGCAGACGATTTTGGGGAAGCTGGTAAAGTACCAGAAAAATACTTACTTGAATTTATACGTAAAATATCATCTAAGAATAAATGGTCTCATTATCCTTCTAGTAGTTTAAGAGACAATTATAACTTTGAACATCTACATCAATTAAACATTTCAGAATTCTGGGACGACACATTGCCAGTACAAGAAGCTGACTATGTTAGTATGTTTGTGGCAACACTAACTGCTGTGAAAACAAAAGAGCTAAAAACTTTTTTAATTGATGGTACAAACTTATCTCATTTCCAGGAAATGCTAAAGCAAGTAATTCAACCAACTTTTGGTAATCCTGATGTGTATATTACCAGTAACTTTATAGACTGGAAAGAAATAAGAAAGATTGAAAAAATTAATCCAAAAGTAGTTTTATTTTTTGGTAACAGTATTATCACAGAATCAATGGCAAACCATTTAATTAAAAAAGATATACATATAATACCTCCATCTATAACACAACTAGGTAATATGCTTATTAGTGAAGGAATATTTAATAATTCACGTGAGGTATCTGAATCTTTCCAACTAATAAACAAAGCCTGTTCTGAGCTAAATGACTCACTCTGGAGATATGCATTAAACTATAGAGTAAATTTTTATACAGTTGTTGATGAAATTTATAAAGCATACACCGATGAAAACGAAACGTCGAGATTTAGATTAGACTACAAAGATATTGGTGCAATGAGTTATCTTGCATAATCATTGACTTTTTAGTTAAATTCGTATACAATAGTAATATGAATTTACAAAACACAATTATGACAACTATAGCCGGAAGAGTTAAGAAAACTCCAAGTGGATGGAACACTATAAATTGTCCAATGTGTACTAAAAATGGGCATACAAGACCTGATAAAAGACACAGAGGCGGATTTAAGTTTAGTGATGTAGCAAGTTATCATTGTTTTAACTGTGGATATAAAGCATCGTTCCAACCTGGTAGATTGCTTGGAAGAAAAATGCAAAATCTACTACTTGAAATTGGTGTCAGTGACCACGCAGTAAAAGAACTTCAGTTCGAAGCAATGAAACTGAAAGATGCAGATATAGAAGTCACAAAGAAATATGATAGTGTTATTGATTTTAAAACAAAGATGTTACCAAAAAATTCACAGGTATTAGCAGATATAATTAAACAACCAAACCCACCTAGTGATGCTTTATTTGTTTACAAATACTTAATGGATAGAGAATTAGATTTTTATAAGAATTTTTATTGGAGTTCTGAT